GCCGGCAATCGGCGACTCGCTACAGGCCGCAGCCGGAACTGGCGCGGCTGGTGTCGGGTTCATCTGCCAGGTGTGACGTGGATCTAGAGCTGACGCCTGCGGTATTTGACCTGCAGGTGCCGCGAGCCGTACCGTGTAGCGCGGTGATTGGACCACAGTCCATTTGCGGCGCTACACCAACATCTCAGTACCGTCGCATATGCGTGGTAGTATCGCATTGCGATGAGCTGTGGCTATGTCCGGTTCATGCGGCGATCGTCGCGGCCGGTGGGGCTATTTGTCGTCAGTGCGCGATTAACGGAGGAGTCGTTCCAGTCAAGATCGTGAGGGTCATCAATATTCCGGTGAGGTTGCCGAAGGAATGAGTTATGAGTACCGTTACGAATGTGACATGGTTTGATGATCCTGATCCATCAATAACATACGTAGGTACTTGGGGAACGTATACATCTGCTGCTAATGATTATGGTGGAAATGATCACTCCTCACAAACCGCCAATAGCACCGCGACCTTCACATTCTTCGGTACGTCACTACAATGGCAAAGTGTTGTTGCTAATAATCATGGGATTGGCACGATATCGATTGACGGCGGTACTCCGGTAAATGTTGATACGTATGCGAATACTGGCGGCAATGCTCAGATTGTATGGACATCCGGTCAGCTGCCGCTAGCTCAGCATACCGCCGTCGTTACTGTTACTGGGACTCGTAATGCGTCATCATCAGCGAACTGGGTGACAGTCGACGCATTTATTGTTACGGCTATCGATCCTTGGGGCATACTGCCGCTGTTCCCGATTAACCTTATCGGGCAGGAAATGGACGGGCTTGCCGCGCAGGCGTCGTCATCGTCGGGCGCGCTCTATAGCCTGCTGGGTATAAATGGCTCGGCGGTAACGCCTAGCTCTGGCGCGGGTTCGTTCTATGAGTATGCCGTTATATCCGGCGCGGCACCGGCTGTCGCTTCCGCTTCTGGCAAGATTACCGCTACCGGCATCATAACCGGGTCATCTGCGACCGCGACAAATGCTACCGGGTTCGCGTCTACGTCATTTGGGATCTCCGGCAGCTCTCCAACTTCGAGCAGCGCTAACGGCACGATAAGCAAGAATGTTGCGATATCCGGATTGTCGGCTACCGTTGTGCCTATAGCGAGTGGCTCTGTTGTACTCAATATGGTTGATGCCGGACTGTCAGCTACCGCGTCGGGAGCGAGCGGTGCTGTTGGCGAGCTGGGCGCGCTAACCGGTTCGTCTGTGACAGCGTCTAGTGCTAGTGGGGCTGTTACATCTACCGGAGTACTGGTAGGTGCGTCAGCGACCGTGTCGAGTACTAGCGGGAATGTCTCGACGCTGTCCGTTCTTGTTGGCGCGTCCGCTACGACTTCGGCTAGCTCTGGCGCGGTAATCAGGATCGGGGTACTCTCCGGGCTATCGGCTACGTCGCCTGGAAATGCGCAAGGTGATGTAGGAATTGCCGGAAGCCCGATCATAGATATTGCTGGAACATCCAGTACTTTGTCGAGCACTAGTGGTGCTCTCACGTCTGTCCTGTCGGCCATTGGTCTTTCCGGTACTGCTTCTATAGGCAGCGGTACGATAGGTCTTGAGGCATTTATATCCGCCATGTCCGCTACTGTGGCTAATGCGTCAGGTACCGTCTCGACTAGCTACGCCATTAGCGGTATGTCGCCGACGGGAACTCATGGTGACGGCACTATCGGGATTGTCTCGCCGGTCACTGTTGGCGCTTCTGTTGCTGTTAGCGGTGGTGATGGTGTTGTAGTCCTTAGTATGGTCGTTGGCGGGGAGTCTTCGACCGACAGCAGTTGTGATGGGTTCATAGGGTACATTTACCCGTTCGACGGCTCATCCGCGACTGTGTCTGGCGCGGTAGGTGTCATCGCTCTTGCGGAGGAGATCTCAGGGTCGTCCGCGACAGGTTCGAGTGCGTCTGGATTCATCGCACTAGAGCTATCGATTGATGGTGTGTCGGTTACGGCGTCTAGTGGCGATGGCGCTATCGTTGTTGAGATAGAGCTAGATGGGTACTCGGCTACTGTCTCTAGTGGTTATGGCTCGCTTGTAGACTTCAATGCTTGCGATGGTTTCTCTTCGACGGTTTCGTATGCCAGTGGGTATGCTAATCCTCCGTTCAAGCCGACTGATTTCCCTGCGTTCGTTCAGGCCAATATATTCGCGTGTACGGTACCGGCCGCGATCTATGCTGATGTAGTACAGGCGACCATTTATGCCGAAGTTATTCCTTCGGACGTTGATGCTGATGTTGTTGATTCCGATATCTATGCTGAAGTAATTCCTGCTACTATTACGGCGAATATGGGGTGACGTATGGTTACTATGGCATACCCGCAGGAAACTGCGATGCCGGTTCAGCAGTACACGATGTACTTCCCGCAAGGGAATGACATCCAGGTAACGGCGCACTATCCGGGGATACCCTCGGGTACCGTTAACGGCAAGTCCGAGTTCTACTACAAGACCGACAGGACGACTCCGGATAGCGATCCCAGCACCAAGGTCTATACGGCGAACATCGTAGATGACCCGAACAACCAGGCGGTGACGATGTCGCAGTTCCTCATCCCGGCGGCCGACAACGGTACGGCCGGAGCAATGTGGTGGAGGATCGACGCAATCGACCAGTACAACAACAGAAGTACGGTCGGGTTCGGAACGCTGCTAGTGGAGGCTGTGTGATGGCCCAGAAAGAGGAACACTCGAACATGCCGGCGCAGCTGCTGAAGTACTGGACTGAGGGGGCTGGCGCGGCAAAGCTTCACTGGGGAGTTCCCGGTGACTTCGACACTTGCCTCGCGGTTGTTGGCAAGTATGTTCCGGCCGCGATGGTCAAGGGGATGTGTGCGAATCTGCACCGCCATGCGACCGGAGGCTGGCCCGGGCACGCTCCGGGCCTAGAAGAGTCCCTGACAAAAGCCAGGGAAAAGAGGGGGTAGACGCCGGATCTAGGATGGCGTATACTCGCGCGTAGGAGATGACAGGAGTCGAACTGATGAGCGAAGGTGCGACGGAAGCCGGGGCTGGGCCCGCAACGGGTCAAGGCTCCCCAGCCGGAACGGCAGGAGAAGGCTCCGGTGGCGAAGAGGGTGCGACTGATCTTGATACCGGCCAAGGCCAAGGCGAGTCCGGGGATCAGGGCGATGCTGCTGCCCAGCTAGCGCACTGGAAGGAAATGGCTCGTAAGCACGAGAAGCGGGCCAGGGAGAACTCAACTGCGGCTGCGAGGCTCAAGCAGATCGAGCAGGCGAACATGACTGAGCTTGAAAAGGCTCAATCCGCTCAGCGTGAAGCAGAACAGCAGCGTGACGAGGCACTAGCGACTTACGCTCGTGTCATGGCCGCGGCAGCTCATAATCTTCCGGTAGAACTCATTGATGTCCTCGGGACCGGAACGGACGAGGAGATCAATGAGCGAGCAGAGCTACTTCAAACCGCCATCGAGGACATGGCCGGGGAGATAGCGGAACAGCTCATAGCCGACAAGATCGCCTCAGGTGAGCTTATTGTCGGGCAAGGCGCCAGCCGGAACGGTGGAGCGCCGCAGGGCCAGCAGGCCGCACGGCCGGTTGAGTCCTTGAGGCCGGGTTCAGCTCCGGCAGGCGCCATGCCAAACACTCCAGAGCAATGGTTCCGCCAACTGCTCCACGGATCGTAGCGCTAGGCAGGCCCTAGCGCGGGAAGGGCCTTAATGGCTGTTTACAACGAGGGTATCTTCAGGAGCTCAGGAACTCCTGACCCTCTCGTGCCGCAGCCCCTCGCTGCGACCATTATCCAGGAGGCGCCCAAAGCCTCCGCCGCACTCACGCTCATGAACCGGACGACCCTGTCCTCCAAGACCCAGCGTATGCCAGTGCTCGACGTTCTGCCGATGGCGTACTGGGTCGGCGGGGACACCGGCATGAAGCAGACGACCCAGATGGCGTGGCAGAACGTCATCATGGTCGTCGAGGAACTCGCTTGCATCGTGCCGATCCCGATCGCGTACCTTGACGATGCGGAGGTGCCGCTCTGGGCGCAGGTTCAGCCCAGAATCACCGAAGCGGTTGGTGCGCTGATCGACTCGGCGGTCCTGTGGGGAATCAACAAGCCGACGACCTGGGGCGAGGCAGTCTTCACCGGAGCGGAGAAGTCGGGCCACTGGGTGACTGAGGGCGCTGGGACGGACCTTGGCGTGGACGTGTCGACTCTGGGCCAGCAGATGGCTCAGACCGGCTACACGGTCAGCGGGTTCGCGGCGATGCCGGGTATGAACTGGAAGCTGGTCGGTATCCGGTCGGCGCAGGGCGTACCGATCTACCAGCCCGATATGACCGGCACTCCGGGCGGCAAGCTGTACGGCTACAACCTCACGGAGATCAACAACGGTTCCTGGCAGATGCCAACGGCGGGTGCACTCCTGCTCGCCGGGGACTTCTCCAAGGCAATCATAGGCATCCGGCAGGACATCTCCTTCAAGATGTTCACAGAGGGTGTCATCTCGGACGACACCGGCAAGGTCATCCTCAACCTCATGCAGCAGGACGCTGTGGCGATGCGGATGGTCATGCGTCTCGCCTACGCGACCGTGAACCCGGTCACTGTCATGAGCGCCGGCAAGACGATCACTCAACGGTGGCCGTTCGGTACTGTCCTTGGTGTCGGTACTGCTGCTCCGGCTTCCGCTCCGATCAATGTCATCCAGACGTACCCGGGTGGTACGCTCCTGTCCGCCGAAGCGGATGCGGCGGCAGCGGCCGACGCTGCTGAGGAAGAGGCGAGCACGCCGGTGCGCGGGCGTGGGCGTGCGCGCTCCACCACGAATGGAGGAGAAGAGTAGTCATGACGCTGCCTAGCCTCGCCACGCCGGATGATATTGCGGCGAGGCTAGGCCGCAACCTCAATCAGGTGGAAGGTGCTCGGGTACAGGGGTTGCTTGATGACGGGTCGGGAATCTTGCGGAGGTACTGCCGCCGTGACTTCCTGTCCTATACGTCCGACACGATCACTACCACGGCTGACGGCGGCATCATCAAGCTGACGTCGTGGAAGCCGATCCAGTCGATCGACACAATCATCGCGCTGTCCGGTACGCCCGGCATCCAGGACATTCAGGTGACCTGGTACCACTTCGATGCGGTTGACAAGATCACCGTGTTTAACCCGTCGCTATCCGGTATCATCAACCTGCCGGAGATCTGGTATGAAGAGACGTTCTGGTGGGGCGGCTCGTTCAAGATCACCGGCGCGCATGGATTCTCAGAGACGCCTGCGGATGTGATGGCCGTCCTGTGTAATGCCGTCTGTTCGGAGCTAGCGACTCCTACGCAGTCGGCAACCCTGATGAGTGAGTCCGTTGGGGCTTACTCGTTCTCGATGCGTCGTACGTCTGGCGCGGGGCTGAATGCCGCGCTGATCGACGCCGGCATGAAGACCGCTCTACAAGACTACAGGCAATCGTACGGAACAATGAAGGTGAGGTTGTAATGACCGTAAGCTGCGCAATGAATGCTGCTCCGACTTCGCCAAACCACGGAGACACGGTTACCGTCACGTACACCGTCGATGGGAATGATCCGATCTCTCCGCAGACTGTGTCGATCACCGGCACGGTTGTGGTCGGCGGCGTCAGCCAGGACGTATCGACCTCGATCACGTTGCCGGGTACTCCGGCCGCATCGGTTTCGTACGAGGTGCCGGTTTGCTCCGGTCTCTCATTCGTCTCAACGTCCGATCCGTCAGTGTTCACCGCGGTTGTTCCGTGACGGTTACGATCTCCGGCGCGGTTGTCGTGGGCGGGGTTAGATACCCGCTCACGACGGAGGTCGTGTTGCCCGATTCTGATTCCGCGCCTGCGGAGGAGGTGAAGTTATGTCTATCGACTGGCAATGGGTGGTGATGAAGAACTTCGCCGTAAACATGACGCTTGTGCGGCGAGTGCTTACTGGTACGCCGGATGCGTACGGCAACGACGTGTATACCGACGTGATGATCCAGGTTCCGCAGTGTGTGTTTGTTCCCGCAGGTAGTTCCGAGAATCTTGTCTTTACTGATCAGGTCTCCCAGACGGACACCATATTCTTCCCGCCTGGCGTTGTTGTCACCGCTCTTGATGCCGTTATATACAACGGCGATACGTACGAGATCCAGGGTGAGCCTAGCTACTGGACGTCGCCGTTCTCTGGCCGGGAGTCTCCGATACGTATCAATGTTACTCGGGTTACGGGTGTGACGATATGACTGATGTGACGCTGACCTTCAACCGGCAGGGCGTACATGATATGCTCAATTCGGATGACATGCGCGCGGTGATGGAGTCGCGTGCGGAGGAGATCCGGATGCGTGCCGAGGTTATCGCGCCGATCTATATCAAGAAGGGCGATCCTCATCCAGGACGGTACAAGGCGAGCTTCCATGTTAGGTCTCACTTGAATGGAGGCGCTACTCACGATAGGGCCGAGGCACTTTGCTACAACGATGCCCCGGAGGCGTTCTATGTTGAGTTCGCTCACTGGGGTGCTGAGCCCGAGCATATTCTTGCCCGGGCAGCATTCCGGCCGCTGAAGGGGATGGCGTGATGACTGTACCAATCTTCCCCGATCCTGAGACTATGTTGTTGACGCTACTAGCTCCTCAGAACCCTAGCTATCGGTTCGCCACGATTATGCCGGCGACGAACCCTGACACGATCACCGTGTTGATTCGCCGGTCGGGTGGCGGTAACCGGCATATTGGTCTTGACCGTCCTACGATGGACATTGATGTATTTGGTCCTAAGTCCCAGGTTGGTAATGTCTCGGCTGCGGCAAGAGATCTCCAATCGCAAATCCTGTCGCTTATGAGCGCAACAGCTCCGAACGGAGGCGTGATACAGCATACATCGACCGTTACTGGCCCAAGACAACTTCCGGAGGTTAACCCAAACTACGTTCGCTACTCAGCAACTTACGAACTCCAAACGCATTCCTAGGAGGAATGGTATGTCACCCGTGAAGCAGGACGCAGCCGAGCAATATGACCTTCCCGTACCCCTCTCCGGTCTTCCCACGCCGTCCACCGGCACCTACAAGAACAGCGACTTCCTCTACGCGGCCGGTGACGTCGTCATTTGGGTCGGACAGCCGAACAACGCCTCGCCGCCGACGGGCTTTGAGGATCCATCCTCGCTCGGCTCCGGCATCTACAAGTGCTGTGGGTGGGCCGACGTAGCCGGTTACATCTTCAAGCTTGATGAGACCATCAAGGACATCCCGGCCGCCGGGCTGTTGACTCCGGTGCGCTCGATCCTTACCGGCGGCGTCAAGACGGTCCAGGCGACCTATCTGGAGGCGCTCAACCCGTACGTCCGGTCTCTGTATGACGATGTGCCGATCTTCCCGGTCGCGTCCTCGCCGCTCAAGCCGCCTACGACTCCGACCACCGCCCTGCCGGCGAACTCCTCAACGTACATCCTTCCGGACCCACCGGCCGACAACCGGTACTCATTCATCTTCGACTCAATCGACGGCGTGAAGCGGCAGCGCCTGTACGCGCCGTACGCGAAGGTCACTGCTCGCGGCAACGACCAGGTCCAGCAGGGCGACATCGTCATGTCGGACATGACGGTGACGTTCTACCCCGGCACGATCGGCACCGTCACGAATGCCGTCGTCCAGCGTAGCATTACGTGGGGCGAGTCGATGACGGCGTACTTCACGTGAGCGAGGACCAGGGCCAAGAGCCTTTCGATGATGTGCCGGTCGATGTTGACCTCGACCTGCTAGACGAACAGCTACGCAAGGAAGTTGTCGGTGAGTCGACAACCGTCCGCCTCGACGGCAAGATCGTTCACATATCGCACGCCAAGGACTGGTCGTCAACCGCGATGCGCGCGGCGTCGGCCGGTGACTGGGACACCTGGGCACGCGAAGTCATTGACGACGATGCGGAGTTCCAGATCTGGGTCGCGGCCGACCTTCGCAACTACCAGATCGAAGCGGTGTTCAACGAGTGCGGTAGGCAGTCTCGGATGAACATGGGAAAATCCAGAAGGCGCTCTGGGTCATATCCGAATACTCGGAGGAGGTAGAGGCAGATCTACAGCGCTACTATGGGATAGACCTGCTGTCTAGTCTCGGCGCGGATCTTTCGTGGCGCAGACTACTGGTACTGATAGAGCATCTACCGCCGGAGGGTGCTTTGAATACCGCGATTCGGAACGCGACGCCACCTGAGCAGATCGATGCTGCGGCAGGAGATCCGGCGCAGGCTCCATGGAGTACGCTTGAGTCGCTAGTAGCCGCGCTGATTGATGAGGTGCGGAACTTCGCGTGGATGTACGCCTCCGCTCACTCAAAGACAAGCCCGCAGAAGCCAGAACCGATTCGGCGGCCTGGTGGCGGCAAGCGTCGTGGGCGTAAGCTGATGCGTATGAGCGACGTTAGGGCGCTCGACCCACGCCTGAAGAACATGAGCGACAACGAGATCCGTAAGCTACTTGGCGATAGCCGGGTTGAAGGTGAATCGGCATGACCGACATCTTTGTAGGTTCTGTCGCGGTAGGTGTCGTTCCTGATGCTCGCGGGTGGGAAGACAAGCTACGCCAGCAGATAGTTCCGGACTCGCAGAAGGTAGGCGATGAAGCAGGTAATGCCATAGGCCAAGGCATCAAGGACAAGATGAGGCCTGCTGCTGATGAGTCGGCTGATGAGTTCAGCAAGGAATTCAAGATTCGCCTGAAGGCTGCGCTAGACAAGCTACCGAAAGCGCAGCTTGAGGGTGACACGACCGGCATTGATGCGAAGCTGGAAGAGGTACGGCTTCAGATCAAGGCGATGTCCGAGCAGAAGCTTATCGATACTTCGAAGGCAACTCGTGATCTCGACAAGGTAGCACTAGAGATCGCGGCGCTGCGTGCTGAGGCGGGTAAGGGGATCTCGCTTGAGGTAGATACTAAGTCGAAGCAGACGCTTGATGTCCTGGCGGGCCTGAAGGATGTTACGAAGGGGGTTGGCGGTGCTGCTACCGGCGGCCCGCTCGCGACTCTGTCGAAGGACATCACCGGCCTGGAGAGTGCTGTCAGCACCGCGGCAGGCGCTATCTCGGCGGGTACCGGTATCGTAGGCAACCTTATCAGTATTATGGGGTTCGGCAGCGTAGCTGGTGCTGAGCGGGCGCGTGCGGGTGGAGGGGGATTCGGAGGTATCGGCGGTATCGCTTCTGGGATTATCGGCGGTGGCTTCGGTAGCTTCATCCCCGGTATCATGCGGATGCTTGGCGGTGGCGGTGGCCAGCGAGCTATAACCGCAGGCGGCGCAGCCGAGGCAGTTCTGTCCGGCACCGTTATGCGCGCTATTGAGTCGGAGGGTATGCGCGCGATCACCTCAGGCGTACGGCAGGATATTCCGTGGAATCTGCTTACCCTAGGCAGTGCCGCTCGCGGTGGGAGGCGAGGTCTCTTCAGCGGGCTGCTAGGGATGTTGAGTGGCCGTGGCGGTGCTATAGCGCAGGCGCTCGGAGGTTTCCATAGCAACCTGTTCGCTACCGGTGGTGGAGGTGGCCTTGTCGGGCGCGGTATCACCGGCGGCATCGGCAATATCCTCGGGGCGTTTGGCTGGGGTGGCTACGGCGGGGGTGGCGGAGGCATCTTCTCAAGGCTGTTGGGGGCCGCTGGTGGTGGCGGCGGTGGTGGCGGTATTAGTACTCTCGCCAGTACGGCTGGCGCGGATCTGAAGTCTCTTGCCGCGCCAGGGATCATGCCGTATCTGCTAGGTGCCGGAGCGGCTGCTTCCCCGTTCATAGGGCAGATTCTCGGAAGCATGCTTATAGGCGCTCTCGGGACAGGCCTTACCGGTGTAGGTCTCACCGGCGCGTTTATGACCGGTCGGCTGGCTAAGCCTATGGCCGGTCTAGGCAAGCAGGCGACGAGCAGCCTCAAGGACATCGGTACTCCGTTTGTGAATCCCCTCAAGGATATCATAAAGGATGCCGAACACCTTATGAAGATTATGCAGCCGTGGTTCAAGATGGCTTCAAAGGCCATAGCTCCAGGGTTTGAGACATTCATAGGTGCTCTCCTGAAGGCATTCGGGACTCCGGCCGTCCAGAAGTCGATTGAGGCGGTTGCGAACGCATTCGACCTTTTGCTTGTTGCTATGGCGAAAGGCGTTGGTCCTGGAGTTACGTCGATAGCGAATGCCATCACGCAGCTCGCGAATGCCGTAGCGCAGAATCCGAAGGCATTTGCTGACTTCATTGGATTCCTAGTCGATATAGGTGTATGGGTTATCAAGGCGCTCGCCTACCTTACGCTTGCGGCCGCATGGATGGAGACTCACTGGTCGCAGATCTGGAAGTACGGCGGGTTCGTATTCAACGGGTTCGCGACTGCGGTCAAGGTCGGGATCACGATGATCACGACGATGGTCAAGGTCTTCGCCGATCTGCTACAAGGGCACTTCAATAAGGCGTGGCATGATCTGCTATCGGGCGCCAAGAAAATTTGGGGCTTGATGGAGAAGGAATTTACTATGTTCTGGCATTCGCTACTTGCGATTGCCGGGCATTTCCTGGATGGGCTTCGGCATAACATAGCTCATACCTTTGACGATATCAGGAGCGATATAGCTTCATGGTTCGATAGCGCTATTGGCTGGATTACGACGCAGGGGTCGAACCTCATTGATGGTTTGTGGCATGGTATCTATAGTACCTGGGACAATGATATCGTGCCGTTCTTCACTAAGACGATACCTCAGAACTTTACAAACTGGTTCATGGATGCTGTACACTGGCTAGTCAACGCCGGGAACAACGTCCTTATGGGGTTGTGGCACGGAATCTATAATACGTGGACTAATGATATTGTCCCGTTCTTCACGAGGACGATCCCGCAGAACTTCAGCAACTGGTTCTCCAACGCCATACATTGGCTAGAGCACGCCGGTGGAGATATCATCAGCGGTATGCTCAATGGCATTGACTCAGCTATGGCCAACATCGGTAGCTGGATCGACTCGCATGTCGTGGTGCCGCTTGAGAATGCCGTGAAGAATTTCTTCGGGATCAAGTCGCCCGCAACCAGGATGCGGCCGATTGGTGCGAACCTCATCACCGGTATCATTCATGGTATGATCGGCGAGGGTAAGCATCTCGGCAAGTTCGTCGCGGACATCTTCGGCTCTTGGCCGCACGCGATCCTCTCGTACGTCTCGAAGGGCCTGCTTAGTATCAAGGGCCTGCCTAAGGCGGCAATGAACGCGATCGGTAGCGCTCTTGGATGGGGAGCCAGCACCCTCAAGCGTGGTCTCGGGTCCGCCGCCAACATCCTCGGCGGTCTCTGGAACTTCATTACCGGCAGGGCCGCCGGTAAGCCTGGCGCGGGTGTTCACCAATGGCTAGGGACGGTCCTGAGGGCGCTTGGGATGCTACACCTACCCGCGTCGCTCGCGAACCAGGTTCTGTACCAGATGACTACCGAGTCGGGTGGCAATCCGAATGCGATCAACCTGACGGACATCAACGCCAGGATGGGCGACCCGTCGCGCGGTCTCCTCCAGGTTATCGGTACTACGTTCGGGGCATATCACGTGCCGGGCACCTCGTATGATATCTATGACCCGCTCGCGAACGTGGCCGCGGCAATCAACTATGCGTATCACCGGTACGGCCCCGGTCTTATGCGTGGCGGTCAGGGCATGGGTTCCGGTCACGGTTATGATACTGGTGGCTGGCTTCCTCCGGGGGTTACTATGGCAGTTAACAGGACCGGTCGGCCGGAAGCGATCTTCACGCAAGAACAACTAGAGCAAATGGGCGGGACTCAGTATCACGCCCACTTCGATGGGCTGACTGGCGCGGCTATTGAGCAGCATGTAGTTGTGGCGTTCAACCTAATGACGATGAAGCAAGGCGCTATGCAGCGACAGGGGAGGCGATCCTGATGTCAGTTGCTCCTGTACCACTAGTCATATCGTACATCGACCCTGACAACAACACCTGGAACTTCTCTGACTACACGATGCAGAATGGGTACTGTTGTTCAGCTATATCAGGTATCGAAGGCATCCCGTTGATGCTACAGACGCTTCCGCTCCTCGATGGTTCGGCCGTACCGGTAACATATATTCCGCAGCCTGGTACGATTGGCTTGGCTATCCTGCTGAGCCGACCGGCGTCCGATAGTGAGAATGATTACTACAAGCTGCTCGATGACTTCGTGCGGGCGTTCATCCATCGTCGCAACGAGACTCCCGCGCCAGGCACGCTCATCATTACGCGGCCGGACGGTACGCAGCGGCAGATCAACGTCTTTACGCTGACCGGACTAGATACGCCCGACGTCGGCAAGAATAATACGTGTCTGTACTCGCTTGCGCTACAGACTCCGAATCCGTTCTGGCAGGACCTCACTCCGTCGCAGGTGAATTTCGTTATGCCATCGGCTACCGGTATCCTGCCGGAGCTGCCGGTTGATCTTGATGGTCCTGCTCTCTTTGGCAATGCTTCTGTCAACAACATCGGTACCGCGCTCGCCTACCCGACCTGGACTATCACCGGGCCGGGGACTCCGACTGTCACGAACAATACGACAGGGCTGTCCTGGAGTATGAATACGGCGATCCCGGCCGGGCAACAGGTACAGGTCGTTACGCAGCGCGGACAGCAGATGGCCGTCAATATCACGACCGGCGTTAGTGTATGGGGTCAGCTCGTTATGAATACGCCACGTAACTTGTGGCCGCTAGTAGGAGGTAACAACTCGATAACTGTCAATATGCCAGGTTCAACTACTGCGTCGAAGGTGAACATGAGCTACTTCAATCAATGGAACCGAGCATGAGTACGCCTAATGGTACGCGGCCGGGCGTAGATCCATACCTCACTAGTCCCGACTATGTTGATGAGTTCTTTGAGAACGGTACCGTCGGCGCTACCGTTGCGACTACTAATACCTCATTTAACAGTACTGCGATGCCGAATGGCAGCCTGACGTTCATGACGCCTGGCTATACCGGCCTAGGCGCTAACTCATCAGCGGCTCCGCTTAATTGGGGATCGGCTGCCGCGACTGCCGGTTGGAATGTTCCGACGGCGGCTGGGCAGGCTTACTCTCAGCATGCTCTCTTTTCCTCGTATCCATACCGAACTGTGATGATCTGTCAGATGCAGACTGCGGCCGGAGCGCAGGTAGCGGATCTTGAGATGAGGTCAGACGGTCGCCTACAGATAATTAACAATGCTAATGCTGTGCTAGTCGTTAGCTACAATCCGGTTCCGCTCAATCAATGGGTCAAGATCAGGTTTACTGTCTATCCTGATCCGTCGGCCGGAACTGCCAAGATTGAGATATTCTACTCGCCTGCCGCAGCGATTGCTGATGACTCCTCGTCAGTAGCTTTTGTCGCGATACCGGGCGGTCTATCCGGCAAGGCATGGTTCGGTCTCGATACCCGGTTCGCGGTAACGTGGAATGCTGAAGCCCTGACGAATCTCGGCGCTTCGGTACCGATCGCCTCTTCACTTGCCGCGCTCCAGGCGAACGGTTTCGTGTACTCCGACACTAACTTCGGGCATAACCAGACAATCCCTAATCCCGCGACGTACACGTTCACCTCGACGCATACAAAGTCAGTGAACTGGGGCGTTGAGCTTCACACGATTCCGTACTCGTATGCCGCGTCACCGTCGGTCAACATCATCAATGCGTACAACCAGTTCGCCGAGAACCCTAACGCGCAGGTAGCCGGTACGCATTCCGGAGCCGCCGCGACGTCTCATGTGATCTCTGTACCGACCGCTACCTGGGCCGGCAATGCCTTGTTCGTAGCCTTTACGTTCGGCGTCGCTGGCATCACAGGGACGGTAGCTGATAGCGCAGGCAATGTGTTCACGCAGGTTGGGTCACAAGCACTAAACGGCAGCCCTGGTGTCAATTTGTATGTGTACCAGGCGACCGCGCCGGTAAAGGCTATCGCAGCAAATGGTACTGTTACGATCACGCCGAGCGCGTCGGCTCCGTGTAACGCTATCGCGTTCTGGGGGTATAGCTGCGGTACCGGCGTGCTGATGAATGGGTCGTCCGGGAATAGCGCCTCTATAGCGACAGCTACTGGAACGCTC